AATTTTGTATTTAACGTACCTTTTACATCTGCATCAATCTCTTCATTGTTTTTATAAAGTTTTGGTGTTGCATTAAAAACTGATTTTTTGGCTACAAAGAATTTACCATCAGATGGATCAACACCTGCAAAGATTGCAGGTGCACCATCCCATTTGACTGTCATGTTTACAGATGATCGTGAATTACCAGCAAGCATATCTCTTAGTGAACGAAGGAAATTTATCGCAGCACGTCCACCATCAATACCGAAATTCATTATCTGATCTTCGATGTGCTCGAGATGCAGATTTTTATTTTCTTTTCCTTCCAAAAGGAATGTATTGAATTTCAGCATAAAAATACTTTTGTTTAGAATTAGGTAAATATTTATATTATTCTATACTTTAAATTCTGAAAATCTTTCATATTTTGGTTGAATGCCAACTTCCAAATCAACACCTGAATCTTGAATATTTTGTTGCGCTGTTTGTTCACAATCATACAATTTCATTTTACTACGATCAACACCAATCACAAATCTTTTGTTCACTCCTGGATCATTATACCGATTCTTTAATTGCTTGACCATAATCTGATTTAACTTTTCTAACTCTTCTGTATTGATCAACGCAAACATCAAATCAGCAGTTGCAGGCAAACCAAATGATTCAGATGTATCGGTCAAATCAACATCTGAATTTGCAAATCCTCCTCTTGTTGTTTGTGTTGCGCTCATAATGGCCACATCATTTTCTACTGCAAGACCCCTCAGTTCCTCAGCAATTGCCTTGACATAAAAATAAGAACCAACATTTGCATTTGACTTAAAACGAGATGATGAACAAATATTCAAATAATCAATAAAAATAATGTCAGGACGAAATGATTTCTTCAATGCCAATTCATTAATCAACGCACGAAAATGACCAGAGTGCGCAGCTGCAGTTGGATACTCTTTAATAATCAATTTGCCTTGAGTTTTCTTTTGAATCTTTTCCAATCTGTCAGAAAACATTTTCTTAGAAATTGTTTCAAGATCTGAAATAGGAATATTCATTAAATTGGCATCAATTCTTTCTGCAATTCTTTCTTCTGCCATTTCTAGTGTAATGTATAAAACATTTCTGCCCTGCATCAAACATGCAGCTGCATGATGACACATGAACAATGATTTACCTACGCCAGTACCTGCAAGTGCAATATTTAATGTCTTATTTGATAGACCGCCTTTGGTAATCTTGTTGAAAAATTCAAGATCAAACTCAATCTTTTCTTCTTTCTTGCGATAAAAGTCAAAACGAGATTCACCATCTTCAATATAGTCATGACCAACATGATTATCAAATCCAACAGCAAGTGCTTCGGAGAGAATTTCTGGAAGTGCTTCAGGAGAAAGTTTCTTGTCCTTTCCCTGAATAATACTAATACCTTTTAATACTGCATTATAAACTGCTTTGTCTTTACAAAACTTTTCTGTTGAGTTGACTAACCATTCTTGATCTACTTCAGATTTTTCAAGGTTTTTAATTTTCTCTATGATTATTTTGTATTCTTCATCGGTAAGATCTCTGCGATTATCAAGATCAATCTCCAGAGATTGTTTGGTGGGGATTTTTTTATAACTATCTACAAATTTACGAATTTCTTCAAATACTATCCTTTCCTTTCTTTCTTGAAAATAATCTGCTTTCAGAAATGGCAAAACCTTTCGTGCATAAGTTTCATTGTATATCAGTTGTGTTAGTATTGTCTCCTCTATCGTCATAAACTAAATTGCCTTCCTTAACATGTGTTTCGATAATATTTACCAAAATGTCACCAATCAAAGTTTTAAAATCATCTTTGAAAGAATCGTCAGGTAATCCATTAGAGTCTAGCATTTCCCAATCAAAAGACAAGTTTAAACTTCCATCAGGATTCTCTTCATCTGCAAAAGCAACTTCACCGTACCGATATACTACACCTTGATATTTACCAGCCTTTTCTGTGAGACCAATACCTTGCCAGGTTGCATCTTTATTTTGTACGGATGTATAATATGTTTCTATATTTTCAACCATTCAATAACTCCGGTTCTTTTTCTTCTACAGGTTCAAACTTCTTACCATACTTGAATTCTTTTTTTGCACATTCATCTAGTTGCTGCATGATTTCTTCTGTAAAATATTTTTCAGGTTCATTGTTGATTGTTTTACCGAATGTTTTTGTTCCATCCGGCAACTCAATTCTTGTTGAAACTGATTTAAATATTCCATGTTTTAATGCAAGTTCTAGCAATCCATAGTATCTATCCAATCCTCTTTCATACATCAAACGAACATCTACTTGTTTGTGTTCAATGGTCAAACGAGATTTTGCATTCTTACAATGAATGATGTTACCTACAACTTCTGTTCCATCTTTTTCTTTCTTTTTGGAAAGATAAACAATGGAAGATGCAGCGTACTTTAAGCCACTCCCACCACCCATCTCTTTTGTTGGAAACATAGAACCAACTACATCATAGGTGTGATTAGTGACAACCATTGGAACTTTTGCACGACCAAGTTTCAATGTCAAGACACGAAATGCAGCCTTGATAACTTGTGCTCTGGTCATGTCTCTGGTTTCTTTTCCATCAGCAGTATCTTCTACTTCTTTTGTAGTTGATAACATGCCAAGAGAATCCAAACAAAGCATCATTGGTTTCTTGTCATTTGATTCAATGTATCTGTCAAGTACTTTGATGGATTGTGTTCTAAATTCTTGAACAGTGGTCACTGGAAGAATCACCATACGATTAGGATCAATATCACGGTCAATAATCATTTGTTTGGTGATTGCAGATTCTGATTCAAAATATAACACACCAGCATCTGGATTTGAATCAAGAAAATTCTTGACCATGCCCAATACAAAAAATGTTTTGCCTGTTGCAGATTCTCCTGCAATAGCAGTAATCTTGTTGGAAGGCAGTCCACCAAAAAGAGTGCCGGAAAGAAGCGCATTGAATATATAAGATCCGGTGTCAATAAACGAATCTACATCTCCCGCCTCAACACCATCTGATACCAAAGCCGCATATTCATTTCCGGCAGTTTTTGCAATGTCTTGAAAAAAATTCATGTTGTTTCTTCTTTATAATGTTCAACCAAATCTTCATAACCTCCAATAAATTCACCATCAATAATAACTTGTGGAACAGAACTTGATTTTGTTTCAGTCATCAGTTTACCAAAAAACTTTTTGTCAGCCTGAATAAAAGTATATTGAATTCCTTTTTCTGCTAAAAATTCTTTGCACTTGTCACACCAAGGACATTTAACATAAAGAAATGAACCAATAATAGTAATACCTTGACTAAGGTCTTTCTCAAATTTAAGATTAATCATAACTCCTTAATTAAAAAAACTTGTTAAATCGTTTCTCTTTTTTGTAGGAAATTCACCAAATACCCAAATGGGTTCTGTATATACACCTTTCACTTCCTTAGCAACATTCATATTTCTTGCCAATTCAAATCCTGCAATACCTACAAACTTCTCTTTATAATTATTCACCATAGGATCACAGATTCTTTTTCTCCCAGAACCAATACCAATATCAGTAATATTAATCATGGTTGTTTTTGATTTAGGTATCATGTTATCCATGACAACATACAAAAAATTATTCAGCCATTGATCATCATTAGTATATCTTTTCCATGATTGGTTATCTTCTTTTTCAGAATCTTTTCCATACAGTTCTTTGTTAAAATATGGAGGAGAAGAAAATGTTACATCCACATTAGGAATCTCTTCATATGGCAAATCTTCTGCTGGCAGATTATAAATTCTTACTGTCTTGATACCTTTTAGTTCAAAATAGTTTTCATATTCTGTCAATTGAATATTCTTGTTACCCAACCAACTTTCATAAGTTTTGCACATCTCTTTGTAAATCTCAAACATTTTGGCGTTTGGGTCTGTGCCTATATACATCTCTTTGTCAGACAAATAAAATCCTGTGAGGCGGTCACCCCATCCAGATGATATGTCAAAAACTTTTGTACCTTCAATCAAGTTGTATAGATTTTTGGAAGTATTTACATTAAATTGTGCAGCAAACTGTCCTGCAATAGTAAATGTTTGACGAAATATAGATTTAGAAATTGATGGCATTTTCATTCTTCTTAGTGAATCTAAGAGCCGTGAAATACCATGTTCTTCAGTCCAAAGAAAAATTGGTGTCTCTTTATTCATTACTTCACACTTCATACGTTCTTCTTGTGCAAAATAATTTGAAATTTTATTAGCACCCATGTTCTTTGGAAAATAACCTAGTGTCCAATTGTCATATTCATATTGATATGGTTCTTTGGACAATCTATGAATCAATGAATCTTCATAATCACAAGAAAATTTAAATGATGATATATTCTTTGTTTTATATCTCAAAAACAAATTCTTTGTTATATCTGAACTAATATTGGCTAATGGAAGTGGTAACTTTCTATTTATCAAAAAGTACATCAATGTCTGATATACTTCAAGGTCATTATTTTCTGTTACTAAAAATTCATTCCATTTTGGTACAGTAGGATAACCTTCATCATCTACATTATTCTCTAAAAAAGAAAGAATTCTTTGATTTGGATTCTTCCAATTATTCTCTAAAGATTTTCTAAATGTCTCTTGCATTATACATCTTTTTGTGAACGATTCTCCGACCTTGCTACTTCAAATCCATTTGGATATCTTTTTTCTAACTTATCAATATTTGCCCAAAGCACTTCATCAATAGTCACACCAAGAGCCATGCATCCTTGTGCCAAATACCACATTACATCACCCAATTCCTTGACCATCAATTCTTTGTTCTCTTTGTTCAGTTCTTTACCTTGAAACAAACATTTCTTGACTAGATCACCAAACTCACCTGCTTCAGCAGATAATCCAAGAGCAGCAGTGATTAATCTTTGTGGAGGTGTGCCGAATTGATTTTCCATTCGGTCTAGTGATGCACGAAAGGGAAACTTTAGCCTTGATTCTTCACTGGTTACATTGTTTACAAAATTTACATAGTCTTTCAAAAAATCACTCATTATTCTTTCCATTTATAAGTAGGTTCTTCACTGTTCACATCATATATATTAGGATGTTTCATTAGCGCTCTTCTATAAGGCGTCCATTTGATTCCTCTACCCCAATTCAAATTATTCAGTATTTCAGATTTAGAAACTGATTTGCTTGTTTTAATCCAATCAATAATCTCATAAAGTTTCTGACTATCTTTTATTTCTTTCTGAGAAGATAATAATTCATTCATATAGTCATTCATTTCTACAATCTTGTTTTTGTACACAAGATTATTCTTTATATGATTTAATGATTTTTTAGCTTGGTCATTTCTGTATTCTGTGTTATTCAAATACTTATTTAAAAGTGATATGGCTTGTGTATCGGTTGAAAAGAAATCAGCATCATTATAAAGTTCTTTATAATAATCTTCATTATACATTATGTATGGAACACCATTCATCATACCATCAGTAGTAGCAACCGACCAACCACCATATTTTTGTTTTGGAGAAAATCCAACACAGCATTCTTTCAGTTTATTGTAATACCATTCTTTGTTTCCTTTATCATTTGTGATGTATGGTTTATTTAATTTTTCAGTCAGCAAAGGTATCCAGACTAAAAAATCTTGTCGGTCTTTCCAAAGATCATCCATGATTTTTATAAAGTTATTAAAATGTTTATAAGCATCAGGACGGTGATTGAAAACAATAATCTTCTTAGGATTTGGATTTATGTCATTGACAATATCATCAGGTTCAACACCCAAGTGTTGAACTGTCAAAATATCATTTAGTCTTCTGATAGTTTTATCGTTGAATGTTTCTTTAGCTTGATTCAGTACAAGATTCTTTTGATATTCGGTATTTAAATAACACCTTTCATATTCTAACAATCCTGTGATGTTTTGAATGAAACTGTCTTTTGGCCATGCAACAACATCTTTAAGATCAAACCAATGACAATATCCAAATACTGGAGGGATATGATGTGTTACGTTATACAGAACATTTTTCAAAGCATGAGTGTGTTCTGGAAGGTGAGACATAACAACATCAA